CTTCTGTCCGTTATCGTAAAATCAGAGTTCAATAGAGTCTGAACAATTTCATTCTTTCTGTACAAGTAATTTCCTTTTGCAAACAAGGAGAGGCGGATTTCCTGCAGTTCAGCACCTGGAAAATCATCGGCGTAATGTTCGAAGACATCACTCATAGGTGTTAATACTATGTATTCATCCGGTGCTTTATCTGAAAACAAACCTGTTTCAATTTGCATTTCCAACGATTCAATGGTTTCCGTTATTTCTTCTAAAATACTGTTTTGCATTCACTCCTCCTCCCTTCTTCCTTAGATTTTTTCAATCTCCTCATCAAGCTTCCTTTTCATGGCAGCAATGCAGCTTTTCCTGCTTGATGATTTTGCTGGTTTCAAGAAAGTCTTTGGCGGCTGGCCTGCCTTTCCGTATTCCAGAATATTGGCAATCTTCGCATTGGACTCGCCATCGCTTCGAGGTTCATCAAAGCCAACCTTGACATTGTAGTTACCTTTCCTGTCAACTCCTGCAGGTGTCACACCAAGAGCCTTGACAAGCTCTCCTGTAGATCTGGATTCAAACTTTGTGTTATTTCCAATAACTCCTTCAAGATTTGACTCTACCTTGGCTTTTACAATCTCGCCACCTTCCTTAAGTACCTTTGGTATGATTTCATCTGTCTTTTCTGCCAATTTTGACACTTTCAGCAGGAAATCATCCGGCATCTTATAGCTTGATTTTGCCATGAAATCCCTCCTAATTCTTCGTAGCTTCTATTTTTTCTGCGGCTATCTCTACATATAGACTGCTTATATTCTCAACACTTAGGACTTTGTAATCTCCGGTATCACATCTTATCAACATTCCAGGAGTTACAGTCACACTTGGAAGTCTACGAATCTGGAAAGTTGCATCTGCTTTAGAAAAGACCGCCATGTTGGCCCATTTTCTTGACCCGTGTCTTTCATCCATATATGCCCTTACTCTTGAAATTGCTTGCTCTTCTTTACTTGAGAAACCTTCACTGTCTTTTGAGATGACAGTATCTATAATATCGATTGTGGTTTTCATCTTGCCAAAGCTCATTTCAATCACCCGTCTTAGAATTTCTTATACTGCTTCTATCTTTTTTCCTGCCATTCCGATAACATCTCTTCTGTCGTTTTCTTCTTTTCTTAATCCACATACTTTTAATCAAACCTGCCACTCCTTTCCCATTCGAAGAAGTAAATGTACTGTATTCCATACCTGCTCCGATGCTCTGACATTGTCATTGAAAAAGCCGCCAGTGGAACCGTCTCTGCTCTCGTAAAAGTGAGAGGTAAGCATAATGATTCCTTGTTCTGTAGCCGGCGACATGGGGTTTAATTCATAGTAATCTTTCCCAAGATGCTGATAACCTTCAGCATAGCTGATGGCGGCAGAAACAAGCCCTTCAATTAGGGTATCGTCCTCCGAGTGGCTTAGTATAAGATTAGCCTTTACCTTATCAAGAAGCGCCAAAGTCTATCACTCGCTTTCCATAAGGCCGGCAGTCTTAAGCTTTGCCAGCAGGGAATTGAAATCCGAGACAAGTCCTGCGGTATCAGATGCAACACTGTCTGCCTGTGTAGCTGCAGGTTTTAGTTCTGATCCGTTAAAGGTGAGCTTGCCTTCTTCTTCGATAAACAATTCTCCTCCAATAACCGTTCTATCTCCACCTTGTTCGGTATAATTCTTTGTATCATATCCCATGTTTTACCTCCTTGAAATTCAAGGAAGGCAGCCATGTCAACCACCTTCCAACTAATGCTATGCCTTCTGCTGAAGGACCTTCATTGCTTCAGAAAGGATCAATTTTCCATCCAGTCTTTGCGATGCCAGGAAACCTACCTGACCGTTTGCTGCATAAAGTTCATTCAGCCTCTTAAAGGTTCTTCCCTGCCTGTCAGCAACCCAGTAATACTTGAAGTCTCCAAAAAGGATTGTCTTCTCACTTGAAGCTGCAGTAGGCATGTACTGGGAAGTTACAACGGGACGGTTCAGGATTTTGTCCGGCGTGCCTGCTGCTATTGAAGGCTGCCACAGATACTGTCCCTGTCCATCCTTGAGCTTTCTTATCTTTTTGATAGTGTCGTCATTAACAAGAAAAGTTGCGTTCTTTCTGTATGAAGACTTCAAACTATGATAAAGATCAAGCACCTCGTCTATGGTAATGGCTGTGGCACTAGCTGCTGTCACACCAAGGCTTGCTCCACCAGTTGCATTTAGAAGTCCTGTCGGTTTGGAGCTACCATCTCCTGTCAAGAAAGATTCTTCCTCGGCGGCACCTATTCTTCTGGCAAACTCCGCCGCAATATATGAATCCAGGTTGAAGTAGCTGTCATTTAGGAGTTCGTCGGAAACCTTAAGCATAGTACCCAGTTTATATGCAGAAAGTGTAACTTGAGTGAAAGCTTCATCGCTCTCAGAAAAAGCAGCCTCTTCATCCATCCAAACAGCAGATCCATGACTTGCCACCACGGGGATCTTTCTATCCCCATAACTTGTCGTTATCACATGGCAAAGATTTCTGAGAATATTGGCTTCTTCAAGGGCTTGAATCAACTGGTTCTCATACTCATCTGGAACAAGATATCCTCCTTCGGAATCCGTACCAACCTCCAGGGCATTCTTTACAGAAGAATTCACCTTATTTCTCATAGCTCCCCAGAAGGCTGTACGGTAGGAATCTGATGCTCTGCCTGTCTTTTCCTCCTGAATTTTCTCAGGTCTTGAAGCAAGGGGTTTGCCGACAGCAGCAGAAAGCTCCCTGTCCATCATCTCCAGTCGTTCAAGTCTTTCAATCTCCTTGCCCAAGTTTACAACATCTTCTTCCATCTTTTCATATGTCGCATTGTCTTCGGGAGAAATCAAGCCATTCTCCTGACGGTGTTCGTCAAGAAAACTCTTGGCCTGTTCCCATACCTTTGCACGCTTCTCTCTTAGTTCCTGTACCTTACCCATATTCATTACCTCCAGTTTTTAATTAGCTCCAGCCTTCTTTCCAGCTGAGCAATTGGAATGAGTATTTTTTCTTTCTCATCCTCTTCTTTGTTCTCCACAGACTCTGCAGTTGTATAATTTTCCAACTTATTCTCTTCCTTCTTGTCCGTGAGATATTTCATCCTTGCCTGAATGCCAGGCAGCTTGTTTCTAAGAGCATTTGTCACGGTCATCTGGTCAAAGATAAAGCCGCCTGAATCCTCATCCACCGACTCCGACTCATAGAGGATCTTGTCGGCAAACTTCATATCGATGGCCTTGTGGGCACTCATCCATGTTTCTGCATCCATCATGTGCGAAATTTTCGCTCTCGACAGTCCAGTCTTTGTTTGGTATGCATTGATAATGCTCTCCTTCACTTCACTGAGGAGATTAATCCCAACCTGAAGGTCTGCTACTTCTCCGGCTATCAGCATTGCCGGATTATGAATCATGACAACAGAGAGCGGTGAAACACATACCTCATCACCCGCCATTGCAATAACAGAAGCTGCGCTTGCAGCCAGTCCATCAATATGCACACTGATATTTCCCGGATACTCCTTAAGCATGTTGTAGATCTGCGCAGCGGCAAAAGTGTCTCCTCCAGGAGAATGAATCTTAACCACAATGTCATCTGTTGAATTTCCATCTCCATAAAGCTCTGTCTTAAACTGTTTAGGGGTGATGTCGTCATCAAACCATGAAGATTCTGCAATGTATCCTTCAAGGTGCAAAGTTCTCATTGCCGGCTCATCAACCTCATTCACCACCCAACGCCAAAATTTATCCATTCATTCAACCTCCTTTTTGGCATGAAAAAAGCACTCCTCGTTTTGAGAAATTCTGTCGTTCTATTTTTATTTAATTGTCCACAGTATCGGCTATGCCAGTCCATTTCTATCCACTGTCATCTTCAATGGTTTTCTTGGCATAAGCCCCAGCCATTTTAAGGGGAAGCATATTACCGTTGACGAGATTCAGCTCTCCTCCTTCCTCTTCAGATATTGGATCCATGTTTTCCATTCGCCTGACATCATTGACTGAGAAAAAACCGTTCTGTATGCCGATGGCATAACCGTCCATCCTGGACTTATAGTCTCCCCGCATTAGAGCTGATGCATTAAAGGATACAAAGCATTTTCCTTTCTCACCTTCAAGAAAAAGTTTCCTGTTCATTGCCTGCTCTAGTCTCACAAGCCAGGGTCTGATTGTATGGACCACAAAACTGATGGACTGGTTCTCTATGTTGCTAAATGAACTCTTGCTCAGGTCAGCTACCATGTGAGGTGGCACCTGGTAGATTCTGCAGATTTCTTCTATTTGAAACTTCCTCGTTTCCAGAAACTGCGCATCGGAGTTTGGCATGCTTATCGCCTGATACTGCAATCCATCCTCAAGCACCGCTACCTTGTTGCTGTTGCTTATGCCGCCATAGGCTAACTGCCAGGCATCCCTTACTTTGGAAGGGTCCTTTATGGTTCCGGCAGTCGATAAAATGCCGCTTGGTGTTGCATTATTAGAGAAGAACCTGCCTCCATATTCTTCTGCAGCAATATTAAGTCCGATTGCATTCTTGGCAAGGGCCACTGGCGAGTAGCCCGTGATTCCGTCAAATCCAAGTCCCGGAACATGAAGCACGTTTTCGGGACCGAGATAATGGGTAAGTCCTTCTTTCCTGTATGCATAGTACAGATTTCCTTTTTTATCCCTGTCCACGGTCATTTTGTCGGGAAGTAGAGGATAAATGCTAATCACTTCCCCTTTTCCATTTCGAATGATCTGGCAATAGGCATTTCCCCACAGAAGAAGATGGGTCATCATAGTTTCCCTTAAGGTGAATGAAGTCATCTCCGGGTTGGGTTCGTCATGCAACAATCTGTAGATAGGATGGTTGTACATCTTTTCTTTTCCGTCTCCCTTGTACCGGTAGGTGTGCAAGGGAAGCGATGCTATCGTCTCGGCAATGATCCTCACACATGCAAATACCACCGTAGTCTTCATTGAGCTTCTCTCGTTTACAACTGTACCCGACACGCTTTGTCCCATAAAAAAAGACGGTGCATCGCTTACACTGTCCTTTGGCTTATCCCTTGACTTGAAGAATTTATTAAAAAACTTTGCCATTTCCTGTTCACTCCCTTTTATCCCAGTATGATCATATCTCTTTCATCATATATAGAACCACTATCATCCGGCGGATTGACTGTAGCCCTTGCCAGCCCCATAATCAGAGCAACTATACCATCAATTTTTTCGGCAGACTTTTCCTTATCAACCTTGATGTTCCCTGCCGGATCGGTTCTTACAACAATATTGTCAGCCATCCACCTAAGTACAGGATGACCGCCATGAGCAATCTGCTTACTTAGAATAAGTCTCATTAGTTCTTTTGTTGGTGGTGACATATCCTTAAAACCCTGACCAAAGGGTACTACAGTAAAACCCATTCCATCTAGGTTCTGGCTCATCTGTGTAGCTCCCCATCGATCGTAGACAATTTCCCTAATGTTATATTTCAGTCCAAGCCTCTCAATGAATTTCTCTATGAATCCGTAGTGAACCACATTGCCTTCCGTTAAATTCATAAGACCTTGCCTGTTCCAGATATCGTATGGGACCTTGTCCTTTCTCACCCTCTGGTGAAGTGTTTCTTCAGGAAGCCAGAAATATGGCAAAACCTGATATTTGTCCCCTTCATATTCCGGAGGGAATACCAATACAAAAGCCGTGACATCGCTGGTGGATGAAAGGTCCAATCCGCCATAGCACACTCGACCTTTTAATTCTTCAGGATCAACTTGGTAATTGCATAGGTCCCACTTGTCCATAGGCATCCACTTTATTTCCTGCTTCAGCCACATGTTAAGCCTCAGCTGCTTGAAAAGAGCAAGATCTGCCGGATCATCTTTGACTTGGTTGTAATGTTCCCGTACCCTGTCTATCTGAATAGTATGTCCAAGACTCGGATTCGCCTTGTACCAGTTCTTTTCTTCTTCGATGTCTGCATCATCTTCAAGTCCGTAAATGATGGACAGAAAAGTAGGGTCAACTCTTCTTCCATCCAATATGTCCTTTGCC